GAGTAATCCGTATGATATATTTTTTTAGCTTGTTCTATCGTTAGATTTTTTATATCTACATTAGGATACCATCTTTTGGCAATTCCATATTTGGTTTCACCACCAGCATCATCAGGGTCGTTTACATAACCACCTTCGTGTTTTAAAACCGATTCTATTATTTCTTCAAATGTTGTTTTCATATAACCTCATAAATAACTCATATATAAATATATACTAAATAAAAAAAAACCCTCAAAATTCTTTGAAGGTTTTTCTTTTATGATTGTGTGGTTTAAATTTAATTAGAATTGGAGTATAGCGTAATCATATCTAAGTGTTAAAGCAATTTCTACGACTTCACTAGCTGACCAATCTAAAGAACCAAAATTAGCTGTAATTATAAATGCATTTTTTAATATCCACTCTTCAATTACACCACCCGTTGGGTCTAATCCCTGTATTGTTATATCTTTTTTATAAAAATCTGAAAATCCATCACGACCAGTAACAGATTCTTTATGTAGATTAACCCATTCCATCACCTGTTGGGCTCCTGATGGTACTATTGGATCATATAAAGTTATTTCTAATTGGTCCCAAGCACCTTTTCCTTTAACCCAATGTTTTGTGTTTATGTGATTTAATTCTACCTCATCAAAAGTAATCTGTGGTTTAGCCGATGTTTTTATCAAATAAGATGGTATTCCGTCAACCAACATTACAAACCGATGTTGTAATTTCGGTTCAAACGGGGTAAACATTATATCACTTGCTTCTAATAATTCTGCCATTTTTTTTCTCCTAATAGAATATCTGAGTACTCATATATTTCATATATAAATATTAAGAACTTATAAAAAAAAGAGGACTTATGTTTAAAATAAGTCCTCTTTTTTTATTTTAGATATTTAGTATCTATTATTCAGGGAATGTAGCTCCTGTAGGTTGTATTGTGAAATCCAATACTATGAACTCAGCAGTTCTTGTAGGTTGAACAAATATTTGACCATATAAGATATTTCTATCTATTTGATCTGGAGTATTATTTGTTTCATCCATAACAACTCTGAATGCACTTAAACCACTATTAGCTTGAATTTGTTCCAAAAATGGATTAACAATATTCAAGAATCGTCTTCGTGTTGCTTGACTATTTTGTTCAAATACCAAGAATCTTGAAGAAGAAGCTATAAACTTCTTAACTCTGATTAATAGTCGTCTTACATTAACTCTATCCAATGCCGAAGCTTTCTTCTGTAATGTTTTTTGTCCAAATACGACAACACCTTGACCAGGGAAAGTAGCTATAGGATTAACACTTGAATCATATAAAGTATCCCTATCAGATTGAGTTAGTTTTCTTTCAGCTTGAATAGCCACATCAATTCCACCACGATTTAAACCAGCTGGTGCAAACCATGGATGAGAAACCTTATCATTAAATGATATAATACCACCCATAACTGTTGATGGTGGCACCCAAACATTCTTACCTAATTGAGTATCAGGTACTTGAACCCAAGGCCAATACATAGATGTATAGTTATTATCATGAGCCTCAGCTCTTGTCGTAGCATCTGCTACATTTTTACCATACTCAACTGGATCTACTACCAAGAAAGCGTCACTTCTATCTTCAACAACATCCATAGCTTTAGTTACTATTCCACCATGAAGATTATCAATAACACCTGGCATCAATATCATATTAATATCATATTCATCTTGATTTTTTAATATATTTAATGCTTCAATATATTGATCATATCCAGCTGATCCACCAGCATTGCTTAAATTCAATCCTTGTGAATTTGTTGATGTGATGTTTTCATTGAAATTTCGTGGATGTTGAACTGTTCCATCAGTACCACCTTGAAATGAACCACTACCGATAGCTGGTAAAGATTGTGATAATTCATTTGCTGTTATATTTCCATTAGAATCTAAATAATCAGGTGTTCTACTTTCAACATCAACTCTTACATATTTTGATTTATTTGGAAATGATCCTGATGATTGTAAAAATGGATTTAAGTTTTCATCAGTTCTAACTGTCATTGACGAGTCACCAACCACTTTTGCAATATAATTAGATGCATTTGGATCCAATGATAAATTTGTAAAACTTTCAAGAAGTGTTTTTCTCTTGCTGGTATCATCACCTCTTCTAATTGAGAGATTGAATGTACCTTTTTTAGTATTTTTACTTGTCACTTCCCATCTCAAGTTATCTTTTGAACCTGATGGTAATACATTATTAGATTGGTTTGTAGCAGAAGTATATGCATTTTTTGCATAACTATTCTGATTTGCTCCATCTGCTAATGTACGAAGTGTGAATGAAGTTCCCTCAGAAGTAGAATTAGTTCCACCCTGTAGAGCTGTTGTAAGTGATGTAGCACCAATCACAGCACCAAATGAAAAGTGTGCTGATGACGAAGCTGCAGATAAGTTATTAGATGTACCAGCACTACTACCAGAAAGTTGTACAAGATGACCTTTTGTCGATGTACCTAATCCTGGACCAAGTGCTACTGTTGCTTGTCTTTTAACAGCTGTAATATCTAATCCGTGTAATGATTTACTTGTAGCTTGATTAATGTGAGCTACAACTGTATCACATAAACTACTACTATTAGCATTTGATAGTACAGGCATATAAATGTTTGTTGAATCATTCGTAAATACTGATCTATCTGCAGATGAACTTATGAATGTAAAGTCAACAGCACCTATTGTAAACTCTTCACCAACTACTGTATTTGGACCATCATTTGCTGAAGCTGATATAGTTAAAGTACCACTAGCAAATGTAGCTCCTGTACTTGTTCCTTCACTAGCTATACTTGATGAAGCATGTGAAAAATCACCAGCCAATACTCTTACTACCGTAACTGTATTTGAATTTTTTAAATATTCCCTAACAGTGTGAGATGTCAAGTATTGATAATAACTTGAACCACTCTTGAAAGTAGTACCGAATTTAGCTTCAAATTCTCCCATACTTTCTATTACTGTAGGAATCCCAGCAGGTCCCTTGACAGTTGGACCTATAACAGCCGCTCCAATGTCAGCGACGGCAGCTGGTAAAAACGACGCGTCAATCTCAGATGTAAAGACACCTGGACTTACAATTTTTTCTGCCATTTAATTTCTCCTATTTTAACATGTTAAATTTATATGAATGTAGAATTAGTGTTTGCGCAATTAATTCTATATATAAATATACTCTAAAAATTGAAACGCGTTATTTATTTACAGAAAATACACCTGTTTTTGGATCTAAAACACCCTCACCATATTTTTCAGTAAGTTCATCCATATATTTTTTTTCTTCAGATTGTACTTTATTAAATTCAACTTTTAAATTATTTTCGTTTTCATTAACAAGTTTAATTTCATTTTCCAAACGAATTTTTGTGAATCCCAATTGACCTAAATTCAATTGTATACCTGCATATTTTTTTTGAATTTCTTCCAACCTATCCATTTCTTCTTTTGAAAACTTTTTTTCTTCTGACATTTACATAACCTCCATTTGTTATTTATTTACTTCTTTATCCGTTGCATCACCTTCAAAACCAAATACGATTTTTGCTGGTGTTATTTCTCTACTAGTTTGAGAAACTTTATTTGTCAATATGTTACTTGCATATTCAGGTAATAAATATGCATAAGTTGTAACATTAAATGTGGATTTTATAAACCTCTCCGTATCAACACTCATTTCAGTTGAATCGGATATACTTTCTACCTTAGACAAAAATCTATAATTAGTAGAACCACCCCAATAAATATTATCTTGTTCAACAAAAGCTTCTAAAATTGTATTCATCTGTTCTATAAAGTTTGTCCATACTATAAAATCATAATTTATTATAACATAATCCGGAACACCGGTTACTATATTTTCAGTAACAGGTTTCTTTCCAGTTTGTACAGCAAATCTATCATATTTATTATCTTTGGACCATTGAGAATTTCTAACAACCTTACTAAATTTTCTATGTACATCATGTTCTAAACCAACATACATGTTCGTATTTTTTTCCAAACCAGTTCTTCTAAATAAAACAAGTGGTAATACTATAGCTCCACTTTTATCTTTCATAAAATTATTTTTTCTAGCGTTAACCCATCTTTCTTGATTAGCATACATTATGGGAACATCTTTTTGTTCACCAGCACTACTAACTTTTAACCTCATTACATCTTTCATATGATTATTTATAGCGGTGTCAACATCTTTAAGTGTGATTGCATAATTATTACCATAATTCAATCCTGGTACAATTGATTTTTTATCATTACCACCCCTAATAGATGTATCTTTAGTAGACACTTGTTCAGCTCTATTTATATTTTCTTTATTTACTAATCTTTGATTTGTTATTGGTTTAACGGCCATTTCTTCTTCTCAGTTTTTTTAGTTTATCTAATTTATTATTTACTTTACCTTTTACTTCTTCTGATTTAATACTACTCATATCAGCTTTACCAATTGCAATTTCTTTTTTAATATCAACTTCAACAGCTTTTATGCCCGTCTGACTACTACCGGGTATATTATCCAGCTTATTCAAAACTTTACCCATCAATTGTTCCATTTGTAAATTACCATTTGGATCTGGCTTATAGTAATGTTTTTTTTCACCATATACATCCTCTTCATAGTTTTCTTTTAAATTACCACTCTCTTTAACTTCAGGTTTAGGTGTTTTTTTAAAGTTAGGATTTGATGTATCATACTTTACAATTCTTTTTCCTGTTATTCGTTGTACTGCCATTATCTTTTACCTGTTATTTTTTTCACTATTCTATTAGATTTTATTAAATTATTTCTAACTTTTTTTGACTTAGTTTTAGAATTTTGTAATCTTTTAAAGGTTTTTCCTTTTTTTCTAATTTTATTACCAATTTTCATATAATCTTTAACTTTACGAGAATTATATCCATGTTTTTTAAGTAATTTTATACCAGATCTAAGTCCATTTGGCTTGTCCAATGTAGTTTCCAAAATTTTTAATAACTGGCCATCATTTGGAGTTGAAATCATTGTACCATCACCACCACCTAAAATATATCCAACACAACTTATAATATCTAATATATTAATTAATCCATCACCGTCATAATCCATATTATATATAAAAGGCCACTCATCTGCATTTCCAGAAAGAATAAATTGAATACCAGAAGTTATGTCTAAAATATTAACTGTTCCGTCACCATTTGCATCACATAATAATCCGTCTTCATCACCTGGAACTTCATATACACAAGAAAAGTCAGAATATGTACAACCATAAGGTACACAATAATTTATAGCAGAAGGGTCCATACATCCTATACATGTATTTACAACTTCACCTTCAAAATCACATTGTATAGGATCATCATCAGCACCTGTACATGTAAACCAGTTACTTTCCAGATCACATACTTCTCCACCCATTCCATAACTACTATTAGCATCCAAGTCACCATCTACAATAACACCATAATATTCACCCTGACAATTTACAAATTCTTCACTACATTCACTAGGGTTTCCTTCATAGTTACAATCACAAGGAGCTAATGGACTAAAATATTGAAAAAGTATATTTGCATTAATTCCACTATCTTGGGAAATTGTATCATAAGAAGGATTGCTTGAATTTTCAAAATCAATTTCTTGTTGAAATCTCATTCTATGACCAATTTGTTTATGCTTCCATATTTGACCTTCATCCGGATTATTTGGATTCCAGGGAGTATCATCACTAGCAGCATTAGCAAAAGATTCATGATAACCATACCCATAAAATGTTTTATAACTAGCCCAACCCCAAGCGTCTCCACTAGCGTTTGTTGGAAATATACCCTGATCCTGTTCTAATTGCCAATTACCCCAACTATCGTCTCCATCCAATCCCAATTGGCCAACAAATGTTCTAACCATACTATATCCAAAATCAGCACCAGAATCCGGTTGACTATCAACCATTCTATTTCTTATTAAAGCTATAAAATCATTTTGATCATCACCATTAATATAAAATGTAGATGGAGTCGAGCCTGCATATGTTCCTTCCCAAATTGTACTTGATGAAAATTTTGCAGGTAATGATTTTATTTGTCCAATTTCATATGGATCACTACGAGCACAGGGTGATTCATCACAATCTTCATTAGTTAAATAAGTTACATAAGGAGTTCTAATCGTACCTACTATAATGCTATCTTGAAAACCTGTATTATCTATTTCAATAATAGTGTTAGAGGATTCATACCAACGATAACCATTATCTATACAATCATTCATATTATCATATTGATCTATTATATTACCACCAGTTCCACCATCTCTACATCTAGCTGATTTTGTTAATCCAATAAGTTTAAGTGTTTCATCTTTTCTATTTAATTCATATACACCTAAAGAACCTCCTTCAGTCATAAATCTACCATCACTAGATAAATAATAAATTGATATACTTCTATCCCACCAAAACATATCACCAAATTCTTCTGCCGGGAATGATTTTAAAATTTTCAAACCATGTGTTGGTATAAATCCATTATAAGGAGTATCACCATTTGCATTATCACCATCTCCCTGTGGTATTGAAAAATCAAATCCAACATCAGATACATCAGAACCAACACTAACACAATTACCATCTATATTAGTATCCCAATTAAATTGTCTTCCATTATATTTTGTTCCTGTGCCAGTTATGGTTACACAAGGATTTCCATAGTCATTTGGATTACTCGAAGTTATTGTTTCTGAAACTGATATTGTTCCTAAACTATCTTGATTTATTGGATGTTCATTTAATGTAATAAATGTATCACTTTCGATATCCTCAATCGTGTATGTGCCATATACATTAACCCAATCATCTGGTTGATCTCCGTCACAAGTAAAAGTAACACCATCCATATGATTACTAACATTATGATCACAATAAGAATTACCTCTCCTATAAGTTTGATTTTCTAAAAGTGTAATTCTATCATATTTAACTATTCCACCTCCTGTAACTACTCCTATATCACCTGGATTTGTAGATATATCATATCCAGCTTGTTCTGCTATAGTAGGATTGGATTGTATACCAATCATATCATAAGGAAAATCGTACGCTTCCATATTCCATGAAATAATGTAAGGAAATGCATAATCATATGAAGGTAAGGCTGTAATTAATAAATTTCCAGCTGGTGAATCACACCCAGACCACTCTTCATCCGAAAAATCAAATTTTTCAAAAAGAACTTCAGGATTATCACCATAAGAACCATCATCACAAGTTCTCCATTTAATGGTATTTATACAACAAGCATTATAATCAAAAATATCAACTATAGGATCATCAACATCTTGACATCCAGAATATCCACCTTCAGTCGTATCACATTCCGTTTCACCACTCATACCATTATTAACTAACCACCTATTAAAAGTATAATGAAATGAAACTGATTGATTAGGATCTGGAAAATATGATCCAAAGTTAGTTTCAGGAGCAACTCCTTCGGCGGAATCGTATGTACTTGTATAAAATATGCCTTGTTGACCATTCGAGTCATACATTCTACCGAATACTTTATATGTACCTTCTTCTTCGATTTGAATATCAAATGATTGTGGTATTATTAAATTATGTACAGGCATTGATTATTCCCCCACTCTTTCAATATGAAGTGAAGATAATCTACTTCTAAGTGCATTAACTTTAATTTGATGTCTATAACCAGCATGTCCACCAACAAGTTGCGGTTCAGTAACAGAACCTACCTCATAGTAATTATCATTCCAATCTATAATGTCTCCAATTTCAGGATGGAATCCCGCTTCTTTTAAAGTTGTTCTGTGAAAATAAACTTCGATATTAGAATTTAAATCCGAACCAAATTCATCTTGTATTGTTTCCGGTTCATTATATAAAATTAAACAATTTACTCTAAAGCCTGCTTCATAATATTTTGCAGTTGATTCACCATATACATTATCCTCTGTATTTTCAACACTTACTTTATAAACATCAACCGACTGACCAACAATCTCATCAATCAATTCCTCATTCATAGAATCAATTAAATTGATTTCTTTTTGTGGTATGAAAAATGGTTTATTTGTAAAATCAGACATTAGTATCTACCTCTAATTAAACTAGGTTTAATTGAATTTTTATTATTCAAGTTGCTAATATATTTGAGTCTTTTATCGTGCAAAAGTCTACGACTACCCAACCTTCGTTGAGTTTTTTTTAATCTAATCATCGATATATCTCTAACAATTTCTAATTTGTTTTTAGGATAAAATCGCTTTTTTCCGGTCGCAAATCTTTTCATATTTATTTTTTACCTTTATTAGCATACTTTTTAAGAAAATCTGAAGCTTCCTTTGTTCCTACATCTTTCTTTTTGTAAGAATTTCGTTTATTTTTTAAAGAACTAGCTTTTTTCTTTTTATTTTTTAATTTTTTTTCTACTTTTTTAACTTCTTTCTTTGTTTTTTTAACATTTTTATTAGAATTATCTATTTTTTTATTTAACTCTTTAACTCTTTTATTACTTTTAGCACCTAAAATTATAGCCAATATACTACCTATACCGGCTAATAATCCAAGTATCCATTTTCCTATTTTCATAACATTTCTCCTACTTTAAACCAAAGGTTTTTCTTTTTTTCAAGGATTTTTTCATTTTCTTTTTTATCCTCGCAGCTTTAGATTTTCTTTTTATAGCACCTTTTTTGGCTTTAAGTTTTCGTTTAGTTTTTTCTTTTGATTTCATGGTAACACATCTATTACCAACAGCTTTTTGACCAGGCTTACAAAATAGTTTTTTCTTCATCTTACCTTTACGAATAACTTTTTTCCGTTTAGCCTCATCAACATCACCATAGATATCAGGTAAGATATCTTCTAATATGTCCTTAAATTTAATCGACATTTTTAGTGCCAATTCCTGTAGAAACATGTTCTCCAACATTACCAGCAGCATAGATACCAAAAACCCATTTTACAAAGTCTGCCCAACCTGTAAAATCAGCTTTTCCTATAGCTACAAATATACTAGCTGCTAAAAAGCAAACACCAGCACACACTAGTTTTCTATTTGAAATTTTCATTATTTTTCTCCTAACTTTCTCATTTTAGTTAATCTATTACCAACCCATACATTACATAAATATTGATTTTTAACATTTTCCACCCATCGTTTACAATACTTTCCTCTAATAAAAATACAATTAGAACAATTTTGCCCTTTTATATCAGATACTCTATAAGCTTCAGGTAATTTCTTTGATATTCTATACCCTTTATTGTTTTTTATATATCCACCATCCTCATAATCACTTCCAGGAAGTTGTCCCGGAGAAAATCCAGGCTCTGAATGATGAGGTGATGCTGTCCTATTTAATTTATCGAGAAATTCAACACCTAAAGCTTCTGTAGTAGCAGCATTTACAATATACTCACCACCTTCTAATTCAATTGGTGGTTGACCTGGAGTATGAGCTGGAATACCACCTTCTTCATGTGAAGGACCTTCCATT